AAGAGTTGGGCATTCCTACGCCGTCCACCGTCGCTGGCAACAACAGCCAAGACGTTGTGCAGTTGCTCGCGCTGATGAACGCGGGCGGGTATGAGCTTCTCCGTCGTGCTGATTGGCGCGAACTGACCCGCCAGCACACCTTCTACACCGAAGCCACGACGGCCACGGGCAACTGGGTCAACGGTGTCGCCACGATCACCGGACTTGCTTCTACAGCGGGCTTGGATACGACCTATCAGGTGCAAGGGGTCGGCATTCCCAACGCCACTTACATCACCTCCGTCGGCCCTACAAGCGTCACGCTGAACTATCAGGTTACCGAGACGGTTATCGGCGGTCAGGTCATCTTTCAGAAGGTCAAGTACGGATTGCCCGCTGATTACGTTAGTACTGTTAATCGTACTCATTGGGACAAGAGCAAGCGTTGGGAGATGCTTGGCCCAGAATCAGCGCAGCAATGGGAATGGCTGTTGTCGGGCTACATCAGCACCGGCCCGCGTATTCGCTGGCGTCTGCTCGGCAAATACTTCCAGATTTGGCCGGGTACGAACGGCGGCGAATTGCTCGGCTTTGAGTACCGCAGCAAGGCGTGGGCAGAGGCGGCTGACGGCACACCGAAGAACAGCTTTACCGCCGACGATGACACTTGCATCTACCCCGACCGTCTCATGGTGCTTGGCACCAAGCTTAAGTACTTTGAGGCGAAGGGCTTTGATACGACCGCGCTGTACCGTGATTACCTGATGGAGTTTGAGACGGCTGTGGCGCAAGACACCGCTGCCGCTAACCTCTCGTTTGCCCCGCGACCGGGTACGGTGTTGATCGGCTACGACAACATCCCTGACAGCGGCTACGGCACGGAAAGCAACTAATGGCATCTCCCGTTCGTAGACGGTTGATTCAACGGACGAGCAACAACGTTGCATCGTTGCCTGCCCCCGTAGGTGGGTGGAATGCGCGTGACTCGCTCGCCAACATGGCTCCGACAGATGCCGTTACCTTAATCAACCTTTTCCCGGGCGTCTCTAGCGTGGCGTTGCGCGGAGGTTACGACAAACACGCCACCGGCATGACGGGTCAAGTAGAAAGCCTGCTCGTTTACAACGCTGGCGCGACAGACAAAATGTTTGCTGTTGTCGGCGGTGACATTTTTGAAGTTACTAGCGCGGGCGCGGTTGGCGCGGCGAAAGTCACAGGGCTAACCAACAGCCGTTGGGAATCCACCAACATCACCACCTCGGGCGGCAGCTACCTTTACGCCGCAAATGGAGTGGATAAACCGCTGTTGTTTGACGGCAGCACTTGGACGGCCATTGACGGAGCGTCTAGCCCCGCCATTACGGGAGTAACCACGACCAATTTAATACAGCCAACGCTGTTTAAGAATCGTATGTGGTTCATCCAAAAGGACACCCTCAAGGCGTGGTACTTGCCAACCGCCTCTATTGGCGGTGCGGCACAAGTTCTTGACCTGTCCTCAGTCGCCCACTTGGGCGGCAACCTTGTTGCGATGGCGTCATGGACGATTGACGCGGGCTACGGCGTGGATGACAACCTTGTTTTTGTCACCGATCAGGGCGAAGTCATCGTTTATCGCGGAACCGACCCCTCTAGCGCCTCCACATGGGCGCTGATCGGCGTGTGGATTATCGGTGCGCCAATTTCTCGCCGTTGCTTGCAGAAATACGGTGGAGATTTGCTCGTTTTAACGCTAGACGGTTTGATCCCCTTTGCGTCGGCGTTGCAATCGTCGCGTTTAGACCCGCAAGTGGCGCTGTCGGACAAGATTCAGGGCGCATTTGCTGCGGCTGCTCGCGCCTACAAAAACAATTTCGGCTGGTGTTTGCTTTATAACCCGCTCAACAACGCTTTGATTGTGAACGTACCGCCCAGCACGGGCGGCCAAGAGCAGTTTGTGATGAACAACATCACGAAAGCGTGGTGTCGGTTCACCGGCTGGAACGCCAACTGCTTTGCGATCCTGAACGACAAGCCCTATTTCGGTGGCGACGGCTATGTGGCCGAGTGCTGGACGACCGAAAGCGGTACAGGCGGCTACAACGACGACGGAATAGCGATCAACACGCAGGCGCTGCAAGCGTTCAACTACTTTGAGACGCGAGGCGTCATCAAGTATTTCACTCGCGGTCGCCCGACCATCTATAGCAACGGTCAGCCGACCATCAACATCGGCATGAACGTGGACTTCCAAACCAACGCCGACCTTGGTGCGTTGTCGTTCGTGGCAACGCAGTACGGATTGTGGGACGTTGGGTTATGGAGTCAGGCCGTATGGGGCGCTGACCTCATCATCACTAACAATTTTGTAGGTATCCAAGGCATCGGTTATTGCGGGGGACTGGTTTTCAACAGTTCTAGCAAAAACGTCTCCTTGGAGTGGGCATCAACGGACGTTGTATATCAACTCGGATGGGCTGGAGCATCGTAAGCGGCCCCCATGTGGGCCATTGGGTTACCGAACAAACCAACGGGGGCTATCACACCGACCGATCCGAGGCCATTGGGCTAGAAAAGGACGGCGAGCTTATCGCCGGCACGGTTTACGAGATGTGGAACGGCAGATCGGTCGTTTGTCACATCGCGTGGAAGCGGATCAACAAGGCATATCTGACCGCTGTATACGATTATGCCTATAACGTCTGCAATGTTGATAAGATAATAGGGCCGATTTCCAGCAACCATACCCGGGCGCTGAAACTGGTCACGAAAATGGGGTTTTCCGAGGAGGCGCGAATTAAGAACGCCGCCCCCGACGGAGACATTGTTTTTATGACGCAAACACTTGATAAGTGTCGTTTCTTGGAGTCAAGGTATGGGCAAGAGTTCGCCAAAGCCGCCGCCAGCGCCTGATTACGCCGCTTTAGCGCGGCAGCAAGGAGCCGAAAACTTGGCCGCCGCCAAGCAATCGGCCTATATGTCCAACCCCAACATCTACGGCCCCACCGGGTCGCAAGAAGTCACTTGGACAAAAACCGCTACAGTAGACACCGACGCTTACAACAAAGCGATGGAGGCGTGGCGAGCGCAACAATATTCTGATCCGTATGGATACGCAGGCGAAGCGCCAACTCAAGAACAGTTCACCACTTATATTGAACAGCCGACCATTCGGCAAACCATCAGCCCCGAGGCTGAACAGGCATTACGAGCGCAAGAACAAGCGCAGCTGTATATGTCGCAGGCGGCGCGTGGCGCTGCAAGTGGGTTGGGCAACCTTGGCATTGCATCGGCGTTTAACGCTGGCGGCATTCCGGGGATCAGCTATGGAATCCCGTATTCAGGACAGGTGCAGCAAGCCCCGCAAGGCGCGTACTCGCCGATGGCGGGGTATAACGTTGAAGGGCTACCCGGTCAAATCGGCGCAGGTCAACAAGCCCAAGGTAACGTCGCGGTGCAAGGCGCAATTATGGCGCCCGGATCGCAGTATTTTGGCGTGGCAGGCGGCGGCCCTGCCGCACCAACCAATCTTGGCCAGTTGGAGGCCGGACAATTTACCGCGCAAGGCGCACCAAGCGGCCAAGCATTTGGAACGGCGCAAGGCGGCCCCGCTACACCAACCTTAAGCGGCCTTCAGTACTACGGCCCGGGAGTTCAAACATACATCCCCAGCGAGGGTGCGTTTGGGTTTGCTCAAGGCGGCCCCGCTGCGCCCACGATTCAAGGATTGAACTTGGCGGGGGTTGGCGGCGTTGCGGAAGGCACAGGCGGCGGTGCATTTGGCTACGCTCAAGGCGGCCCCGCAGGCGGTTTATTTGGGCTTGCCGGTGGCGGCCCTGCTGGCGTTCAACTTGGCGGCCTAGACACCAGCGGCATTCAGAGCATTCAAGGTGGCGTCGGTCAATTCGGCCAAGCGCAAGGCGGCACAGTCGCAGGCCCGCAACTTGGCGCACTTGATGTAAGTGGTCTTGGCGGCCCTGCGGCAGCCCCGCAACAAGGTCAGTTCGGTTACGCCCAGCAGTTTGTCCAAGGCCCGCAACTGCAAGGCCAAATTGACATATCAGGCATTGCACAAGGCCCGATCAACGCAGGCACGACGGCGCAACAAGCAATTATGTCGCGTTTGTCGCCGCAGATCGCCGCTGAACGCCAGCAGCTTCAAACGCAGTTAATCAACCAAGGGTTGCGCCCGGGCGGCGAGGCATATAACGCCGCAATGTCGGCGCAAATGCAGAAAGAGAACGACCTTATCCTGCAAGCCGCCGCGCAAGGCATCAGTCTTGACCAAGCAGCGCGTCAGCAACAATTTGCTGAACAACAGTCTCGCGCTATGTTCGCCAACCAAGCCGCGATGCAAGGTTTTGGCGCGGGCATGGAACAGGCTGGTTTGTACAACGTCGGCCTTGGTCAAAACGTGCAGCAGGCTCTTGCGACACAAGCAGCGCAGAACGCCGCTCAACAACAAGCATTTCAGCAACGCCTTGCTGGAGCCGAATTTGGCCGCGAAAGCGAACTGGCGCGATTTGGCGCGGGGATGCAATCGGAAGAAGCCCGCAATGCCGCCGTGGCGCAAAACACGCAAATGGCGTTGGCGACGGGCCAATTTGCGAACGAAGCGCAAGCGCAGCAGTTTGCACAGCGTTTAGCCGCAGGCGAGTTTGGGCAAGAAGCGCAGTTGGCGTCGTTCCAAACGGGGCAGGCCGCGCAAGATGCAATCAACCGCGCCATCGCCCAAAATTTTGCACAAGCGCAATCGGCGCAGCAGATGCAAAACCAAGCGATGCAGCAGAATCTGCAAAACCAGTTGGCTGCCGAAGAAGCGCAACGCGCCGCTCAAGCGCAACGGTTCGGTCAAGCCGTCACCGGAGCCGAAGCCGCTGCCGGTTTAACGGGCCAACAGTTTGCGATGCAACAGGCCGCGCAACAGGCTCAAAACCAAGCCATCCAACAAAACATTGGGCAAACGCTAGACGTTCGTGCTGCACAAAACGCTGCACAACAGCAAGCATTTCAGCAAGCATTGGCGGGTGGTGAGTTTAACCAGCAGGCTGCGTTGGCGCAGTTTGGCGCTGGTCAACAAGCCCAACAAGCCGCGAACCAAGCCATCGCTCAAAACTATCAACAAGCCTTACAGTCGCAAGCCGCTCAAAACGCGGCGGCTGCACAGAACTATCAGCAAGCCCTTGGCGCAGGTCAGTTTAACCGCGAGGCGTTGTTGCAGCAGTTTGGTATGGGCCAATCGGCGCAAGAATTGCAAAACGCTGCGATTGCACAAAATTACCAGCAATCGTTGGCTCAAACCGAAGCGCAAAACGCTGCATTGCAGCAGATTTTTGGACAAGGCGTCACTCAACAAGAATTGCAAAACGCCGCTGCCGCGCAAAACTTCCAGCAGCAGGCTGCCGCACAGCAACTCAATCTTGCTCGTCAAGCGCAGCAGGCAGGTCAAGCGCAAGGTGCAGCAGGCTTTTACAACGAAGCTCAAGCGCAGGCAATGCAACAAGAGCTGGCGCGTCAGGCCGCTGCCAACGCTGCTCAACAACAGCAGTACCAACAAAACATGGCTTCGCAGCAGTTCTACAACACGGCTGTGCAGCAGGCACTTGCTCAACAGGCCGCAATTCGCAGCATCCCGGTCAACGAGATCAGCGCGTTGTTGTCAGGCGGTCAGGTCAGCGTACCGCAGTTTCAAGGCTACAGCGGCGTTACCGTGGCTCCCGCGCCGATATTCCAAGCCGGTCAGGCAGCGGGCAACTTTGCACAGCAGAATTACCAGAACCAAGTCGGCGCCTACAACGCTCAAATGGGGCTGTACGGCAACTTATTTGGCGCATTAGGCACCGCAGCAGGCGGCGGCTTTTTTGGAGGATAAAACATGAACGGATTTCGTCCAGACCGCCGACCGCAGCAGTTGGCACAAATGATGGCAATGCAGGAGCGTAATCGTTCCTTGGCAGCACCGCCGGGTCAGCGCGACATGGCGATGCGTCAAGTGCCGGGATTAGCCTACGGGCAACCGACGCCGAATGCTGCGCCCGGTGTACCGCCGCAAAACATGAACTTCAACGGCCCGATGACTAGCCCGCAGCCCGGTATCACCGGCACTCCCGGCATGATGGGCGGCATGGGGCGTCCTCCGATGCGCGGGATGCCACAAGGTATGCCTCAGGGTATGCCGCGAGGGATGCCGCGAGGAATGCCGCAGGGTATGCCTCCGCAGATCGGTGGGCCTCCGATGCGCCCGCGTATGCCCTCCCCCGCCGGTATGACGACGCCGCAGGGAGGTTCTTACAGAGGGGACTTTGAAAATGCCGGTTAAGTACACCCCAACTTTTCGCGCCCCGAGCGAATACGAGCGCCAGTTAGAAGAAGCCCGTCGCCGTGCGGCGTTGGCCGAAGCCCTCGCGCAACAGCAGTACGAGCCGATGGAAGGCGTAGCAGCGCCGATCCCGAAGGCCGCGCCGCTCGTCAAAGCGTTGCAGGGCTATTTGACCGCTCGCCAAGGCCGTAAAGCGCAAGAGGCAGCCGAGGAAGCCAAGGGCATGGAGGCCGATTACGCCCAACGTATGCTTGGCCGTATGCAGGGCGGGTATGTGTATGACCCGAATGCCCCTGCTCCTGCGCCTATCCCCGAACAAACCGAGTTGGGCGAAGTCACGCGCCAATCGCAGTATCGCCGCGCACCGGAAGAAGTGTTGGGCATGGCGTCTACAAGCCTCGGCACGGCTGCCCTAAAAGATCGCCCGGTAATGGCGCAACGTCTCGCGCAGATGTTGGAAACGCCGAAAGAAGCAGAGTACGGCACCACGCCGCAGTTTGACGCAGAAGGCCGCGCATTTGTGGTTAATAAAGCAGGCAATGTTCGTTATTTGGATGGCGTTAAAGCGCCTGCTGCGGCTCCTGCTGCCGTAACGCCAACAACTATCATGAGAAACGGCAAAAAGGTTGTCGTGGATGCGCGTACAGGCGCGGAAATTGGGCTTGCTCCCACAGAAGCTCCGGCTGGCCCGAAAGAAAGCGCAGAAGGCTTGCGTAAAGAATTTACCAGCCAAACAGCGCAATATCGCGGCGTTGCAGATGCTTTCCAAAAAATTAAATCTGCCGCGCTTAACCCAAGCGCAGCAAATGACCTGTCATTGATTTTTGGATATATGCGCGCACTTGACCCCGCATCTACGGTGCGAGAAGGCGAGTTTGCTAATGCTCAAAACGCGGGTGGTATAGACGCCACAATTCGCAACCTTTACAACAAAGTGGCAAGCGGTGAGCGTTTGACTCAAGCGCAGCGGCAAGATTTCTTGCAGTCAGCCTATGGGTTAGTTGAGAGCCAAGCGCCCAACGTTCAGCAAGCCATTGACCGATACACCGCAATAGCAGGCCGTTCTGGTCTAAATCCAGAAGACATTGTGTCTGATCCATTTGCAAGCGTTCGTATCCCGCGTTTGCAGGGCGACAATGATCCAATGTTTGAAAAGTTAAAGAGCGGCGACCTGTTTATTGCGCCTAACGGCAAAATAATGAGGAAGCGATAATGGGCTGGCGTGAACAAAGCGAGCCTATTGGCGGCTCTACTGAGGACAATGATGACCTGCTAAAGGCGCTTCGTGAACGAATGCGCCAAGCTGGTAGTTATATCAAATCAGAAGTTGAAGGGTTGCCAAGCCAATTGCCAAGGCAGTTAGGGCTGGCTGCAAGATCGGCTGTTACAGGCGTCACCGCGTTGCCGGGCATGGCTGCTGATGCGGCTATGTCTGGGTACAACTACCTGACCGGCTCTAATCAGCAAATGCCGACTCAAGCCACGCAAAACTTGATGACGCAAATGGGGTTGCCCGAGCCACAAGGAACCATTGAAAACGTCAATCAGTTTCTTGGAAGCACTATTGCAGGTGCAAAAATTCCGATGCCGACTATTTCTCGGCCTGCACCGGCAAACTTCCAGCCTGACTTGACTCGCCAACAGCGCACGTTTGACGTTGGTCAGCGAGAGGGCTATGTAGTGCCTCCCGCTACAATCAAGCCAAATATCCGCAACATTGCGCTAGAAAGCATTGGCGGCAAACAAGCTACAGAGCAAACTGCCCGCGCAACTAATCAGCAAGTCACCAACAGACTTGCTAATCGCACCCTTGGATTGCCAGAAACTCGGGAAATTACGCGAGACACTCTTGAGCAAGTGCGCGATGAAGCGGGTCAAGTGTATGACATGGTGAAATCGGCTGGCCGAATTGCAACTGACGCCGATTACAAGACAAGCCTGCAAAATATGAAAGCGGGCATTCAAGACATCATGCAAGATTTTCCGCAAGCCAATATCGCTGCGGCAAAAGATATTGATGACTTAATTAAATCCTTGAACGTTCCCGAGTTTGATGCAAATTCGGGCATGGAGTTTTTAAAGCAGTTGCGTAATGAGGCCGCAGACAACCTTGCGGCATTAGATGATCCGACAAGAAAGGCATTAGGCCGAGCGCAACGAGAAGCGGCAGAAGCCCTTGAAGAAATGATTTTTAGGCATTTAGGCAACATTGGTCAGGGCGGTCTTGCCCAGCAGTTTGACAATGCTCGTCGCCAAATCGCCAAGTCATACACCGTGCAAGCCGCTTTGGATGAGGGCAGCGGTAGCGTTGACGCTATGAAATTGGCGCAAATCCTCAACAAGGGCAAACCGCTGTCGCCAGAATTGGAATTGGCGGCTCGTATGGGCGGTTCGTTCCCTCGCGCAATGATTCGGCCAGAGCGAACCGGAAGTGTTGGCTCTAACGCACTAGATTTAGCAATGACCGGAGCAGGCGCAGTCTCGCTTCCGCTTGTGTCAGTTTCACCATACGCAGCTTTAGGAATCATTCCTGCAAAATATGGCGCACGGCGTTTGGCTTTAAGCAAAGCATTGCAACGTCAATTATTAGGCGAGCAATTTACGTTGCCGCCGCAAGTTGTAGGTGGCGCAGCAGGCGCAGAGGCTGAAAGGCAGCGTCAAAGGAGTAAGAAGCAATGAGTTTCAACGGAAGCGGCGTATTCCAGATCAATTCAACGGGGCAACCCGTTGTTGCCAACACCGTCATCTCGGCAACGGTCTTTAACGCCCTGACGGCAGACCTTGCCTCGGGTTTAACGAACTGCATTACAAAGGACGGTCAATCCACGCCCACGGCAAACATCCCGATGGGCAGCAACAAGATCACCGGCCTTGCGAGCGGTACGCTTGCCTCGGACGCCGCCAACCTCGGGCAAGTGCAGTCCACCGTTGCCAAGCTCATCTCTATTACCGGCACCGATACCGTTCTTGGCACGATGTCGCCCACCCTGACCGCCTACGCTGCGGGTCAGTTGTTTTACTTTGTGGCGAGCGGCGCAAACACGGGCGCTGTCACGCTCAACATTGACGGTTTAGGCGCAAAGAACATCACCCGCGATGGCAGCACGGCGCTGGCCG